TGAGGGACTGTGCGTACATTTATCTACGTTCATTCTGTATCTCCTTAAAGGGTGATAATTTTTTCGATACGACACGCAGGATCGAGAACGGAAGGTATAGGAACCACATTACCACTGTGATAAAAATAGCAAGTGTTATTATAACCACCACCACTATCCCGCTGCATACATCGTTGAGTGTTCCCTCTAGTTTCTCATTCATTTCTTAGCCGCCTGTGTTTTCTTGTCGTGGCATGTCTTACACAACACCTGTAGGTTGTCAGCCTCACAAAACAGTATCTCAACAAACCTAGGTAGGTCAGTGTATTTCTTCAAGCTACCGCACTCCTTGATGTGGTCAACAGACACCTCTACCCCTTTCTTCCAGCCCTTACAGCTTGCACATTGGTATTCAAACTTCCTCCTCTTATCTGTCCCTTTATAAGGACGCTTCGATGCGTTTAGTACATCGTATTTAACAGGCCATTTCATACTCTTTTGTCTCAACCCACTTCGTATGAATCCAAAATAACCTGCCTCTGTGTATCTACCGCCTCCTCTGGTCTTAGGTACTCTACTCATAAACAGGTATCTCCCATAACACAGGTTTGCCTTCCTCGTCCAACTCTCTCACCATCCAAAGGAGCCGCCCCATCTCAAGCATGTGAACATCCCACTCATCTCCATGCTTTTCTTCATACGAATCTTTCACTACCTTGAACAGATCCTTTTCTGTCTTACACTCATGCAGTAGATCGTATGCCTTGACAGGGCCACACCCTTTGAGTCCTAAAATGTTATCCACTGTGTCACCTGTCAGTAGCTGGCTGTAGAAAAACATCATACCTGTACCCCTGATCTTCTTGTTCTTCCCTTCGGTGAGTGACAGTGCTCCATGCTTGTCCACCTGCTGCTTGGCAAATCCAGCCTGTATGCCTGTCTCCCATCCGTAGTGCCAACCCTCTACCATCCTGAGATCCTTGTCCCTCGTACAGATAACTGTGTCATCACACTGTTCGATAGACATGGCATCATCTGCTTCGTAACCTTCTACGAGAACAGCTTGCGGTAGCGATAGAGCGTAAGCTCGGAGGTTCTCGTAATGGTATGGTTTCTCTGTTTTCCTATTCCCCTTGTAGGGTTTAGTCACTGCTATGTCGTATCGGAAGTTGCCCTTACCTGTAACGTATAGCGTATACCTGTCTGCCTCAACAGCTTCTACTATATCCCTAACCTTTCCATCAAACACCTCCTTTACATAATCAAAACTAGCTACCTCTTCATCCATCTCACCTGCTGCTGAACACTCATAGAGTAGGACATCGCAATCAATTAAAGCCTTCATATACACCTCATGATAAAGGGACATCCTTGTCCCATGTGTTGTTTATCCGTAGGGATTAACAGGTGTCTCTTGTGTTGCATCTTTTGCTACAACTGTTGCACTTTTTGCTACATCACCTAGCGCTGCTGCCAAGGCAGATCCATCGTACTCAAGATTGCCCTTGATTCTCTCCCGCAAGAACTCAGGAAAGCTGGCGAACAACTCTAAATCAGGGTTGTCGAGACTGAACACAACACCCTCGTTGACCAGAGGGGCAACATCCATACCCTTCATAATAGGGGAGGTGCTGCCTATGTTGTCATACACAATAGAAGGATCATCCTTCTTGGGATTGTGGACAACAGTGAGGGCTACAGCCTGTCCCAGCAGCTTTTCCCAATCACCCTCCATATGCTGAGAAGGGTCGAGTGCCAAGTATCTTTGCGTACTCTTAGCTCGATCTGCACTGAGAGGGTAGAATGGGAAATCTTCACTAATCCAACGAGGCTTCGTCGTGTCGTCAGTACCGTCCTCTTTCTTCATAAACTCAGTGACCAACTCGTAGGTACACCGGATCATCTGGATGGGTGGTTTATCAACACCTTTGTAGGGTTTGCGGGTTTGCACCCCCAAGTCAATCACTTGTACAAGACGAGCAGGGTATGTACCAACGGCCAAGGGTTCTGGACGTTTGAAGGAACTGTTTGATTTTTTTGCTGCAATTAAGCTCATAATTTATATCTCTCTGATTAATTTTAATTGGTTTCTGATTTCGTCTAATATCTTATTTCATACACACCTCCTCTGAGTTACCTTTCCCAATAGAAATCCTGACGCTCCAGACTTTCACGGACAGTATCCCTGTCGAGTGAATCCTTCATACTTTTTTCGATACTTTGAGCAAACCTAAGAATAGTCCTTGCCTCCCCTAGTGTCAAACATTCCGTCGAGATCTCACTTACGTATTCGGGTAGGAGGTGCCAGTTTTCAACCACTGCATTGTGAACAACGATAGGGTTAATACACTCTGGTTCGTCGTTAATGATGCGATCAATTTCATCTTCAACCTGCAAATCTGTAATATCACTCTCTTTGTACATTTCATCACCATGTAATTTGTCTGTGCTTGCGGTTGCTGCATACTGTGGGTCATATTGTGACATAATCTTAATCCTCTCTCGTCTTAATGTGTTTATACGACAGATATTGTAGCGATTTCTCTATCAACTTAGGGTCATCTTGTAACAGACCAAGCGCTCTATTACAATTATGACACAAAAGTCCCCTAACTTCTCCTGTTTCATGGTCATGGTCTACACAAAGTCCGTTTTTTACCTTCTCGTTCATCCTGAAGCCATGTGTATCACAAATAGCACATAGGCCGTTTTGTGATAAGTACATTTTATCATAATCCTCCTTAGATATACCATAAGCTCTTTGTAAATACTGCTCTTGCCAGCCCTCTTTGTTGCACTTGGTGTTGCAATAAACTTGCCTGTTTGTTCTTGGGTGAAATGTTTCTCCGCAAGACTTACAATCCTTCTCTAGTCTTGTTGTTCCTGTGCAAGTGTAGCATCTTTTTTGATTCCACTGAGGGCTTTCAAACACAGAGTCACATTCTATACATAAAGCCATTAGTGAACCTCCCACCAACTGTTACCAACCTCACCCTCACCTTTGTGTGGGCATTTAAGTTTAAGTATCTTCGCTGCCTCCTCTATTGATTGCTCTGCCAATGTTTTATACTCCTCTGCTAAATCCTCCTTTACTTCTGCTGAAAACTCGTCATGTACCGAAGCAACAAAACCGTACTCTCTCCCATGTACCCACCCTTTAGAGTCAAGCCGTTGCTTCAATAGCACTTGAGCGTGTTGCATTAAAACTGCCTCCATGTTCTGTAGCAAGTAGACTAATATCTGATGCTCACTGCTCACAGCTATCAGCCTACCGTCTACCCCTGTTATAAACCCGTTATAGTAATTAACACCTCCCCATTCGTTAGTTCCTTTATTGGCTGTGCCTCGCCACTCTTCAGTCAGCCTGTCGAGTAAAGCGGCTAGCTTAGGAAGCTGTGCTAGGAATTTCTCTTTGATCTCTTTGCCCTCCTTTGCACTGCCTCCCACAATCTCCCCTATTTTAGCATCACCAGCTCCAAAAAGGAAGCCGTATATAAACGTCTTGGACTGTGCTCGTGTTGCTAGTCCTGCTTTCTTCTGGTTAATGGAGTGAATATCTGTCCCGATAGATTTATCACCGTTAAGAATTGCCTGTGTGTACTCGTCATCCCCCATACAACCTGCGAGCATTCTAAGCTGGCAACTGTCAGCATCAACACCTACTATCTTGTATCCTTCCTTCGCTATGAAGACCTTCCTCATCCACTTACCAAAGAAGCTATCACCACCCGGTACGTTCACGATCCCTCTATGCTTGAGCCTAGCTGTCGTACATATCCCTGATATACTCTGGCTTATCCGTCCATCCTCCCTTATGAGCTTGATCCACCCTTCTAAATTACTCCGTCTGTGTCTACACTGAACACGTTTAGCGATCAGTTTACCCACCTTGCCCTGTATTCCATTGAAAGGATCTCCTCCGTTCAATACAGGGCTGGTCTTGACTAGACGGCCTTTATCATCTTTAATCTTGTGACCATTCTTGTCATTCTTGTAGTTCCACTTCTCAGGCTGCCACCCCTCTTTTAACAGCCACTCTTTCACTTCGGTGTTGCTGTCAAGATTTACCCGCCTAAAATTAACCCGACTAAACTGCCCTCCCACCAGAACAGGGTCAACCTCTGAGTTCTCTACGACAACAGCAGGCTTGCCTGATTTCAAGAACGGCTTTCGCACATAGTTGTATTCTCCCTCCTTCTTGCTCTCGTTAATTTCAAGGACGTATGGTAGCATAGGAACCACCACTTTGTCTATCCTCTCAATCCAATGTGTTAATATGCTGATAGATTTGTCTATCCATCCTCTGTCCACAAGCCACCCGTATTGCTCCTGTTCGTGCAGTATGGTGAACAGTTGGTGTGTTAGCTTGTGAGCCTCACGCCATGACTCACCTCCTTCCTCCTTCAGTGCTGCATAGACCAGCCTCAAGATCTCTGTGTCCTCTGCACAGCGATGTAACATCTCCTCGCTATATTGTGTCCAGTCGTTGTGTTCAGGCTTGCCCCTCCCCACCCTCCAACCCCATGCCTCTATACTGTGTGGACCTGCCCTCTTGTTGGGGCATGTGAACGGTAGCCTACGCTCAGGGTCTTGCAGCCTTGACATGAGCAGTGTATCGACCACAACACCCTTGTACTCATAACCATACAACTTCTTGAGCAGAGGGAAGTCATAACCTATTCCGTTATGGGCTACCAACACACTACATGTATCCATGAACTTCAACATCGCAGGTACTTGGTGCTCCTCAAACACATGCTTCTTACCTGTACGTTCCTCTAGGAATACCCCGCACCATACACGGGTTGCTTGGTCTAACAAGCCATTTGCCTCAAGGTCAAAGAGTGCCAACATCTTTCCACCCCTCCTCTTGTTCTGAATAATACCGTAAGTACACTGCATCCGTCTTATCTTTAAAAGAACCTAGATGTTTATCACCTAGTTTTGCCTTCCAAACTTTACGTGTGTTACAGAAACTCACCCCCTCTATACCACTTGTGTTATCCTTCCTTAAAGATGTGTTCCTTTGGTTGCCACTGTTATTAACCTTCCTTAGATTACAAGGTCTGTTATCCACCTTGACTTGGTTTATGTGATCTACTTGAAAACCATAAGGGTCTTCCCCACTTGCCATGAAGTAAACTATACGAGAGGTCTGATAAGACTCATTATCTATACAGATAGATAGATACCCAGAAGAGTTAGGCTGTTTAGCTCCTGCAAACTTCCCTGCAAACTTGGCGTTCCAACTGCTTACACTGGCTTTTTTGTCCTCCCTTTCTTTCCATGTTAAAACACCTGTGTCTCCATCTAAAGACAATCGGGTGTTAAGATACTCTAAGCTTGGTAACTCCTTCATCGTAAGTCCCCTACTACTATCATGGTTTATCCCCCTTGTCGTTAATGTTGGTGTTATATTTCTACCGATTGGTAAACATAATACTTATCTAAGTCCCCCAACTACTATCATCACACACCTCCA